TCCATCATTTTGTCGCCACCAGCCAAGATCAGCCTGAACTAGCGGTAACTGGCCACGATCTACCAAGACTGGAAACGATCATCCCTGATCATGCCGGCTCACTAGCTGGACTTGTGGGGGACATGGCCCAGAAGGTACTTGGCGTCACTTTGATGCCGTGGCAAATACATGCTCTTGAGGGAATGCTGGCGGTTGACGCCGATAACAAGTTTGTGCATCGCTCGAGCCTTGTTTCGGTCGCCCGTCAAAATGGCAAGACAACTATTTTGCAATCCTTAATTCTATTTTGGTTAGTTGAGATGCCAAAGATACGTGGACAAAAACAGACCGTTGTATCTGGCGCGCACAGATTGGATTTGGCTTGTTTGTTGTTTGATGATCTGGCACCAATCCTTGAAGAGTACTACGGCGCAAAGATCGTCAAGTCTTACGGTCGTTATCAGGCCACGATGCCAGATGGCAGCAAATGGTGGGTCAAAGCGTTAAAGCCAAACCAAGGTCACGGTATGTCAATTGACCTCGTGTGCGTAGATGAGCTGTTCGATGTCAATCCCGATTCCGTGGAAGGTGGGCTCTTGCCTGCACAGCGCGCTAGGAAAAATCCTCTTGCCTGTTTCTTTAGTACTGCCGGCACCGAAGAATCCGTGCTGTTTCAGCGCTGGCGTGAGGCTGGCATTCGAGCCATTGACAAAGGCGAACCGTCCACGATGTATATGGCGGAGTGGTCGCCTGACCCGAGCCTTGACCCGTTGCATCCAGCGTCATGGGCGTGGGGTAATCCTGCGCTTGGTTACACGTTGGACATGGACACAATTAGGCAGGAATCAACTAACCCTGATCGCGCGTCGTTCTTGCGCGCATCCCTCAACCTTTGGGTGAGTGTTGTGCGCGGTTGGATTGAGCCTGGGCGTTGGCCGTCATTGGAATACACAGGGGACATCCCTAGCGGTGGAGTCGTGGCGATTGAGTCTTCGCTGGATGACTCCCGATACAGCGCGACTAGATGCGTCAACCTGCCTGACGGTCGGGTGCTTGTCACCGTGGCATTTATCGCCGAGTCAATCACAGAGCTGTGGGAGAACGTGCAGGAACTAGCCAAAGACCCGACAATTAGGTTCGCCTTGTCGCCAACCGTGGACGCAACCTGCCCACCAAACATCGAGCGCCGCAGGGTCGTTGTGGGTTACGCCGAACTAGGGCGCTTTACACCGCTAGCCAAAAACATGATCGCCGAGGCGCGACTGTTGCACACGGGAGAAAAGTTGCTTGCCGAACATGTTCAGCGCGCGGTTGCTGTTCGCACGGACAACACGATCGTGCTGTCAAGCAAGCGATCACCTGGGCCGATTGAGTTAGCGCGAACAATGGTCTGGGGAATTGGCATGTGTGCCCGTCCAGTTACCTCGGGTAAACCCATGCTGGTAGCCGTTAACCAGTAACATTCTCGTCGGCGACCGCACGTTCTTGCCTTTTGTCGGAATCGGATAAGTCTCGTGCGGTTGCCACTTATATGGCAAAGTAGGAACATGGGATTATTTGATCGCAAAATAAACAAGGCAGCAATTAGCCCTGCGCCAGTAAAAGCGGCTGCAGCTGGTGGCTTCGCGCCTGGTTACTCGTCGTCAAATGTTGGCGTCAACATGATCGGTCAGTACTACACCTATCGAGAGGGTGAATTAAGGGCGGCGGCGGTAAGCATCCCTGCCTTGTCAAGGAGCCGCGACTTGCTGGCATCAGTAATTGGTTGCATGCCATTGCGAATGTACAACGAAGTTTGGAACGCAGACGAAGAAGAAATGGAACGCAAATATATTGCGCCACGCAGTTGGTTACGTCGCCCAGACCCAACCGTTAACTACAACTTTTTGATGTCATGGACATTTGACGATCTTTACTTTTTCGGTCGCGCATTTTGGTACATCACGTCGCGCACAGCTGACGGATACCCGGCATCATTTACTCGACTGCCTGCAGGCTCGGTTACAACTACCGATCAGGCTGGCCCAGTTTGGTTTGCCCCGTCTTCGCAAGTGTATTTCCAAGGTGGCGAAATTGACCCAGCAAACCTTGTGCAATTCTTGTCGCCAACTCAAGGATTGGTTTACTCATCGCAGGCCGCTATTGAAACCGCGCTAAAGATTCAAGAGGCGCGCAATCGCAACGCATCGTCAAGCATTCCTGCCGGCGTTCTTAAACAAACTGGTGGCGAACCGCTTAGCGCGCAAGAACTTGCCGACCTTGCTGCAGCATTTAATGCCGCGCGCGCAACTAATCAGACCGCAGCGCTTAACGAATACTTGTCTTATGAGCCAACCACAATGTCACCAGACAAGATGCTTTTAATCGAATCAGCAAATTACAGCGCATTAGAAACTGGTGGCCGTGTCGGAAACGTACCACCATATTTGCTTGGAATATCTACGGGGTCGTACTCATACACCAGTTCACAGAATGCGCGTATGGACTTGATGTTTTTTGGGGTCAAAATGTACGCAGACGCAATTGCAGAAACATTGTCAATGAACAACGTGTTGCCAAATGGCACCTTTGTCGCATTCGATTATGAATCGTACTTAGAGGAAAATTACCTCGCCGACACGATGGAAAATACAGAAACAGTTATAGAAGAAAACCCACAAGAGGAGATGCTATCATGATCAAATTGATTGCAGGAGAGTTCACACTTGACGCCGCAAAAGGCGACGCACCACGACGCACAATCAGCGGAACCGCAGTTCCCTACAACGTGCCGGCAACAGTTTCGGATGGAACCCAAGTGATCTTTCGTCCAGGCTCATTGCCAGTCGAGGGCAAAGCACCGCGTCTTTTTATGTACCACAACGCCAGCATGCCCGTAGGAGTTGTCCAGGAACGTGTGTCAACAGAGGAAGCAATGTTGTTCACCGCGAAGATCAGCGCAACCAGCCTTGGCAACGACGCGCTAGTTATGGCTGCCGACGGCACCATTGACCAAGTATCTGTCGGCGTAAATCCAACCAAGTTCTCCTACAACGAAGCGGGCACAATGATCATTGAAGCCGCCGACTGGACAGAGCTGTCGCTCGTTCCGATCGGTGCTTTTGGTGACATGGCCAACATCGCCACCGTCGCTGCGAGTATCCACCAAGAGCCAGAAGAAGTAGTGTTAAATGAAGAAGTAGTCCCAGAACAGGAGATAGAACCCATGTCAGAAGTAACCGCACCAGCAGTTGAGGCAACAATCCCAACCGCCCCAATTTTTGCACAAGCTAAAAAAGAATTCGTTTTGCCAAGCGCAGGCGAATACATGGCCGCTTACCACATCGGTGGCGACACGTTTAAAAACATAAACGCTGCAGTCGCTGAATACACAGCATCAAAGCGCACCGCATTGCAGGCAGCTGCAGGCGACGTGCTCACAACTGACACACCTGGTCTGTTGCCAGTTCCAGTACTTGGGCCATTGGTTCAAGACCTGAACTTCTTGCGTCCAGTAGTCGATGCTGTAGGCGCTCGCGCTTACCCAGACAGCGGACAGTCAAAGACCTTTATCCGTCCAACAATTACCACGCACACGAGCGTTGCATCACAATCAGAACTTGGTTCAGCATCAGCAACAACCATGGTGATTGCATCCAACTCAATCAGCAAGACCACACTTGCTGGTCAAGTAACGCTGTCAGTTCAGGACATTGACTTCACTTCACCTGCAGCAATGCAATTGATCTTGAATGACCTCATGGGCGAATACATGATTGCTTCTGACAACTTGGCTGCAGACAACTTGCTCACCGCAGCAAACTCGTCAGGCGTTTGGGACGGCACCGTAGCCGACTTGCTGAAGTCTGTTTATGACTCGGCAGTTGACATTTCATCAAACCGAAACTGGACACCTACCCACATGTTCGTAAGCCCAGACGTATGGGGTCAACTTGGACAGCTCGCCGACACAACTGGCCGTCCAGTATTCCCATTCATCGGCGCTGGCCTCACCGGTCAGAACGCACTTGGTGGCGGTCAGGCATCTTCATGGAACGGCAACCCACTCGGCTTGCAGTTGGTAGTT